TGTTGCATATGGGTCAATATAGACACGCATGCGACCGTTCAGTACACCAGCGAATGTGTTGCCGGTGTCGTCTACGCTCAAGCTAGTTGACATTGCAGGGGCGTAATCCAACATGCCTGATGCTGACAGAGCAGATGCTACGTCAGAAGAACAGATCATGAAGTTACCTTTACCGCGACGGGTGTCTTTTGCGATTTGGTTAGCTTCACGCTCGATCTGCATGATCAGACCTTTGAACTTTTCAACTGACCAACGGCCATCGGCGTCTGTTTGTACGTCGAAGATACCATTGATTGCAGTGTTTGAAGTACCTGCACCAGTCTTAGCTTGTGAGTTGATTGTACGAACAACTTCACGGTTGATTTCAGCCATGATTTCTGTTGACAGAATGTTAGCCAGCTCTGTCTCAGCGTCCAGACCATGAATTGCTTTCAGGTCTTGTGCCAGTTCCAGAGTGTATTCTGCTTTCAGTGCACGTGACTTCGCAGTCACAGTTGCTTTCTCGATGGTGAAACCCATTTCAGCAAACTGTTCACCGCCTGATACACCCAGAGCTTCAGCTTCTGCAGTTGTGTATGGGTCGATGTTTGCGTCTGGCAGATATGAGTCACGGTTGTCATCGATAGATGAGTCAGCAGCAACTGAAGGTGTACCTCCATCTGTCAGACCAGATAGACCTGATGGATCAGCAGTCTGTGCAGTTGTAGATGAATCACCTGAGTAGTTAACAGCTGCTTCGTTGAACAGTGCTTCTGTGTTAGCTGATACACCAGCTTTTGTGTTCTGGTAACGTGACTTCATTGCGAAGATCAAGCCAGTTGGACCAGACATTGGCTGAACACCACAGATGTCGTATGCCATCAGGTTAGGCATTGCACGACGTACCAGTGCGATCAGAACTGGATTCCAGTTAGCTGCGCCTGATGCTGTTACTGTGGTTGTGTTGTTGGCTTCCTGGAGCATGCCTTCTTCGCGAAGAGCAATTTCCTGGTTTTCCAGAACAGCCGCGGTAACGGCTTTACGGTGTGCGTCTTGGATGGTGCCTGCTGATTCTTCGTTCAGTACAGGTGCCCATTTTTCCATCAACGCGTCATAAGAGACTGTATTCATTTTTTGGACTCCCAATTATTTCTTTTGTCTTTGGATTGCAGAAAGGTACTGAGCCATAGCGCCAGAAGCTTCAACTACGGTTTCACCGTCGTCGTCTTCTTCAACGATATCAGCAGACTCAGTGGCTTTTTTGGTGAAGTATGATTCTTTGATTGTCTCTACCTTTTGTGCAAAGGTTTCGGCATCTTCGAAATCTACATCTTCAGCCAATTTCTTAAGTTTTTCAACTTGTGTAGCGGCAAGACCTTCGGCTGCTTCACGGATGATAGCATCACGCTTCAGTACTTCCAGTTCTTCCTGCATCGCAAGTGAGTGTGCAACAGCAGTATTATGAGCTTCTTCAAGTTCTTCTACTTCTGCGGCGAGTTCGTCAACCAGGTCAACTTTAGACTCAGGTACTTCGATATATGACTCTGTGAACAGATCCTTCAGAGAGTTCATAAACTTCTCTGCAATTTCTGTACGCAGACCAGATTCGATAGCAACCTTGTTGTCTTCCATCCACTGCTCAACTACGTAGTTAAGGTAATTATCGACCTTTTCAACCAGATCTGACTTAGTAGATTCAATCTCTTCTGCCAGTTCTTCGTTGTACTTCTCTTCGAGACGGTCAATTTCTTCTGCAAGCTTTGACTTAATCGCAGCTTCGAAGATTGTACCTGCTTTTTCCTTGAAACCATCAGACAGTGTAGCTTCTTCTGAGATCAGAGCATTCAGATCGTCAGAGAAATCTACCTGATAGTCAAGTTCTGGGGCTTCAGCAATAGCTTCACCTTCAAAAGCTTCAGGATCTGTACCAGCCATAACAGTCTGAAGAACGCCTGATAGCTTTTCTTTAGACATACCTTGCATGGCACCAACAGCAGCTGACATCATACCAGCTTTTGTTTTAGGCATTGGATCTTGCTTTGTGTTGTCACCTTTACGTGCAGGTGCACGCTTGGTTACTTCAGCAGCTTTATCGGTTGCGGCTACAGACTGAGCTTCAGCATTTTTTGGATCGTGAGCGTTAGCTTCCATAACTTCGTCTGTTACTTCGTCATGGAGTTCAACGTCCTGATCTTCAATTTGATTTTCATCAGTCATTATTGACTCCTACATGTTAGATTTGAGTAACGAGAGGAAATTCTTAAACTCACGAACCTGAGTCTCATAGAGGTCGGTGCGTGGAGCTTTCTTAATTTCAGTCTCCATTTGTTCAATATGTTTAGCTTCAATGATACCGTTGTTCCATACCCATTCTACACCTTCCATAACTCCATTAACAAATGCGCTAGGTGCAGATGGATCTTGTACGATGTCTACTGCGTTAAGAAGAAAATCATCTTTCACATACATCGCGTTACCACGTCTTTCTAAACTTCCCATACCACGAGTCGAGACGCCTAGATGAACACCGCCATCGAGTAGACCTTGAACGATCTTACCCATAGGAGTTTCCAAAATAGTCGCCTTACCCACAACATCGTTGCCCTTCCATTCGAGCTTTTCGATCTTGTGAGAAACTTTGTCAAGATTAACAGTCGGTCCTTCAGGGTGATTTAACTCACCAACAGCCCGTCCTTTTGAAACCTGATCTGTATTATATTTGTTCAGAGCAGATTCCATGACGGCTTTTGGATATATCCGACCGTTACGATTCTTTTGTTCTGCTTGCATGAAGATACCTTCGATGGCATACTTCTTGTTGCCTTTATCATCGGCCTCAGTAAGCACCTCTAGATTGTTTTCGGTATATTCTGCAATCAGTTTCATTTCTTTAATACCTTTATAAATTCGGTAGCGGCTTTTTCAGCCTCTGCCTTTGATCTATAAGCGTCTAATCTATCACCATCTATATACGCAATATATTGATTGCGATCTTTATAGACCATGATCTGGACTCGACCTATCTTTTTATTGACCATTAATTGGCCGACAGGCTTTCTTCCAGTTAATTCCCTTATTTGACCAAAGGTTTTCATTTGTTACCTTTATTTATACTTTTATTACTTTTGACTTAGATTAAACTTCATCATCTTCATCTTCGTCGAGATCTTCGTCATCTAGATCCAAGTCCTCGTCTTCGATTTCTTCGTCATTCTCTTCCGCTTCATCGTCATCTTCTGGATCAAGGTCAAGCTCGAGCTGATCACCATCCTCATCCCCCATGATGTCTTCATCATCTTCATCATCGGCTTCTACTCCATTATAGATTTGGTCTGCAAGACGGACTTTCTCTTGATCTAAAAGATCAGACATCTTAATAGTCATTACATCACCAAATGTTTTATTTGCATTTGTAAAATCTTGATCCATCGCTTGTTGGATTAGATCTTTCACTGCTTCACTCATTGTTCATCTCCTGCTACAGGTTTAAGTTCAAATTTTTGTGCTGGAGGCTGTTGAGGTGCTTCTTCCTCTTCAGGTTCTTCAGCTTCTTCACCGGCTATATCTTTTTTCATTTGTTCAATATCTTCATCAGAAAGGTGAAGTACATTCTTCTGTACCCATTCTTTTGAGAAGTATTCACCGACATAGTTTTGAACTCTATCAAGAGTCTCAATACGATTTGTCAGCATCTCTGCATCACGAAGTTCTGCAAAATGGTTGTCTTTTTGATAGTCAACCGTAATATCGTTTTTCCATTCTTCCCAATCTTCTTCTGTAATGATACCTTTCATTATCAGTTGAGTTCTGAGAATACCATAGAAAAGATGAGAGAATCTCATACGAAGTCTATCAATAAACTTCTGGAATTTCAGTTCGTCTCGATTGATTTCTGTACTTCTACCAAGAATGCCTTGAACTGATTCGGTATCCAAACGAGAGATTGGTACATTTAATGAACGATACATACGCTTTTGGAAATATACGATATCGTCAATCTGTCCAAGGTTCTCACCGCCAGGCAGTGTAGAAATTTCTGTTCCTCGACCACCTTCACGTCTTGGTAACCAGAAATCTTCTAATAGAGACTGATGTTTACGATCGTCTCTGATCTCACCAGTCTTTGCATCATAGACAAGTTTGTTACGATACTTGGCCATAATGTCTTTCATGTATTGTTCTGATTTACCGCGTGGTAGGTTACCGACATCAATATAGAAAATACGGCGTTCAGGTGCACGAGCCAAACGATAGATAAACAATGCGTCTTCCATCATACGCAGTTGATTGATCGGCTTCAGTGCTTTATGTAAGTGTGATACAATCTTTTTACGATCTTCGGTCAACAGACCAGATGTAACATATGACACAGAGTCATTTGTCATCTTCACGCCTGATGTCGACTGACCCGGTTTTTCCTGATAGATAAAGAACTCTTCAGTCTTTTCTACAAGTTTTGCACCAGTTACCGGATCCTTT